TCGTGAACGCACCGGCCCGGTTGTCCTGGATTTCCGCCTGAACCACCTGCTCCTGCAGCTGCTGCTGGCGCGTCCCCTCGGCGATACGGCCTTCCTTGTTCCGGCGCGCCTCGTCCGCCGACACGAGCATGCCCTGCATGTCGCGGGTTGCGAACTTGGCCTCGGTGAGCTTGCGCTGGTCGATGTGATCCATGTCCTCGGGCGTCAGCGTCGGCATGAGGCTGTCGAGCTGCATCCCACGGATTTCCTTGGCGATCAGCGACGTGGCGCCGCGTGGGATCACGTCGTAGTCGCCCTCGGGCGCCAGATCGGGGTTGAGCACCTTGTTGAACTGGACCATCGACCAGATCACCGTCTGGGTGAAGCTGTCGTAGTTGCGGACAATATCCTTGAAGGGCAGCGCCGCGTCGCCCCGCAGCATGCTCGCGCCTGCTGCTGTCCGCATCGGCTCGGACGGCATCCGGGAGTTGTCGCCTCCGGTCGCGGGACCGATGAAGGTCTCCATGTCGGCGAACTCCAGGAACATCTTGACCAGGCCCTGCAGTTCGTTGAGGTGGCCGTCGATCTCGACGCGCCGCACCGCGGGGAATTGCGCCGTGAGGCCCTCGTCGTCTCGATACCAGATTTTGTAGGGCACGACGGCGGTCAGGTCCTGGTCCGCGCGCATGAGCGCGGTGTTCACCTCCAGGTTGGGGCCGCACGTCACCGACGCGTTGTCGAGGGTCATGCGCGTCGCGGCGCACACCGACAGCTGGCTGTCGCGCACGATGCCGGGCAGGCCCTGGCCGATCGGGCTGGTGTCGTCCTCGTCGAACTGGAAAATGTGCGCCTGGATCATGTCGATATCCATCTTGCGCCAGGCGTTGATCTCGGCCTTGATGATCCAGTTGTCGACCATCCACATCTCGCACTGGACGTCGTCGGCCTGGTACTTCTCGGGTATGTCCACCCCGGCCTCCATCAGCGTCGCGGCGCTGACCGGGCCCTTCCAGATGATCACCTCGTACTTGTCGCGGCCGGACGACTGGTTGGTCGTATTCTGCGCGTTGAGCGACAGACCCATGCTCTTGAGATCGTTCTCGAACGACTTGGGCTTGTAGTTACCGCCGGGGAGCTGGATCAGCATCTCCTTGATCTGGCGCTCGAAGAAGTCGGGGCGGTTGGCCAGCTTGCGCATGGCGACGCGGCCCAGCACCTTGCGCACGAAGTAGCCTTCGCCGGGCGCCTTGCGTGCTGACATGTCAGGGTAAAAATCCCAGACCGGCAGGTGGTCGTACTGCGGCTTGTAGATCGTGCGCTCGACGTTCTCGAAGGTCGGCTTGCCATCCGGCCCAGCGGCCTGCAGCACCCAGCCGGACTGCTGGATTTCCCGGACATAGGGGCCCTCCAGCACGCCGATGCCGTACTTGATCCCGCTGTCGAGGACGGCGCGGTTGAGCGCGATCCAGTCGATCGTCTGCCCGCCGCCAAGCTCGGTGAGCTGGTCCTTGATCACGTCGGTCATCTGCTTGGCCTGCTTCGTGGCCAGCGCCCGCACCGCCTCCTCCACCAGCTCCTGCGTCAGCTCCGGCGGCACCGGAGGCCCAGGCTGGCCGGTCTGGGGGTCAGGCTCGCCCGGCGTCGAGAGCTGCGTCATCAGGTCCTGCACGGCCTGCGCCACCATCTCGGGGCTCATCTCCGGGCTCGGGCTGGCGGTCAGCTCCCAGCTGTCCTCGTTGCCGGGGAACATCAGGTTCATGATGCGCGAGAGCATCGCGATGCACTTCATGCGCGTCACGCGCGGGTAGGCGCGGCTGCGGTTGAGGGGCAGCTCGCGCTCGATCTCGGGGTCGTAGACACCCAGGTACTGGCGCAGGTTCTTGAGCCACTTCTGCTCGGCCTGCTGGCGGTCGCTCGCGTAGCGGTCGAACAGCCCCTTGTACTTGGCCGCGAGCTGGCGCAGCGCCTGCGAGTTGAGCTGCTTGACCGGAGCGGGACCCTCGACCTTCGCGTTGAAGTCGTCGTCCTCGCCGGGCGCGTAGATCGTGGCAATCACCGGCGCGGAGCCGTTCGTGGTGTTGCCGAGCTGCCGAACTTCAGTCGCCATTCTATCCCCCTAGCGGAAGTGGTAGCCACCGCCGAACGTGCGGGGCGGGACGAACCCTCGTCCCCCACTACCACCGTTCCGCTCCGCCTTCAAAGTCCCTCGGTGGAAGTAGCGGCACAGGTAGCCGAAACCATCACCAACGTGTGAGTGTGCGTTCTTCTCGGGCATGGCGTTACCACCGCCCTTGATCTGCTCCTTGGCGTCGAGCTTGTACCGCCAGCCGCCCTTCAACGCACGCACCAGCTGCGGGCAGGCGCGGTCGTCGATGACCAGCTTGGGCATGCCGAAGGCCAGGCCAGTGGCGAAGTGGTCGATCGCTTCGAGGCGCAGCGGCAGCCGGTTGTTGGTCTCGATCGAGCAGGGGAAGTGGCGCTTCATCGTCGCCAGGATGGTGCTCTCGTCGTTCGCCGATCGGTTGTTCGCGGCGGGGTCGGGCGCGATCGTAAAGCCGTCCGGCCGCAGCTCGGGGAACTGGCGCTTCAGGTAGGGCTTGAGTCGTTCGGAGATGAACCGGCCGGCGCCGAGCCCCGACGCGACGATCTCGCCGAGCACGAACAGGCGCCCCTCCAGGTCCTCCTGGCCGAACACCATGCCCGAGCCGCCGAGCCCAGGATCGAAGCCGGCGACGAGGTGCAGGTTGGGATCGAAGCGCAGCGGCTTGGGGCTGACGTGGATGCGGCTGTTGAACGCGCCGACGACGGGCTTGCCCGCGACGCTGTAGCCCCACTCGGCCTCCAGGAACTGCTTGATCCAGGCGTCGGTCTTGCCCTTGGCCTGGTTGGTGTAATACGCCCGCCCGCCCGGCAGGTGATCGGTGTTCTCCGCCGCCGGCGAGAAGCCGGAGGGCTGGAGGAAGTAGCGCGCGTTGCGCTGGTCGAGCACCATGCGGTGATGCAGGCTGACGCCCTCGCCGGGCTGGATGACGGTCTCGCCCTGGTGCAGGTGATCGAACCACCAGTTGTCCTCGGTCGACGGGTTGCTCGACCCCCACATGCCCCAGTTGGTGGCGCCGCCCATGACGGCGGACGGGTAGCGTCCACACCGCGCCGAGAGCGCGTCGATAATGGCCTGCGGTATCTCGACGAACTCGTCGACGATCGCGAAGGTGACTTCGAGGGAGAGAACGCGCGCGACGTCCTGCGGGGTATCGAGCGGGCGGAACAGCACCTCGCACTCGACATCGCCGTAGCGCAGGGTGAACTGCTTGCGGGTGATCTCCCACGAGCCCGCCTGGCCTGGCTTGAACCAGGTGAACCAGGAGTTGAGCGTCGTATCCTGCAGCTGCTGGCCGGTGTTGCGGACGATCACCGCGCGCGTGCGCCGGATACCGTCGGGGCCGGGCTTCTGCAGCCCCGCCATGTAGATCAGCTTCATGAAAATGCCGGTCGTCTTGCCGGAACCCACCGGCCCAACCACCCAGTCGTAGAACAGCTCCCCGGGGAGGTGATCCTTGATAAACCGGCTCAAGGTGTCCGGCGGAGTGTAGTTGATCTGCATCGCCATGGCGCCCGGGATAGCCCGGGAACCACAGCTATGCAACTACATCACGGCGCGGCGTACAGTTCGCCGAACATGCTGTTCATGCGCCGGATGGTCCGACCGCTATCGTGGTTGCCAGTGCCGTCGAGCGTGCGCCAGAACTGCGGGTTGGCAATGCCCGACGCCGCGTAGAAGGCGATGAACATGGCGTTGAGCTTGCCTGCGCAGGTGCCCCAGTTCTCGTTGCCGGTCCAGTCGAGGTGCTGGCGGGCCGCTGCGGCGGCGGGCCACTTGGTCGCCAGCTCACGCGTCATCACGTTGATCCGGTGGATGTGGGTCGCGTAGACGTCATTGCCGGTCTGATCGAGAATTTCACGTGCCATCAGCTCATAATCCTGTAGACCCGCAAGGGGATGGAGAAGTTGGCGTTTAGCACGAGCGCCGGGTGGTTGACCACCACGATGACCGTGCCGTCGACGAGGCAGAACGCCTGACCGACGTCGTAGCCGTCGGGGATCGCCGAGAGGATACGCACCGAAAGCACGTCGCCGGCCTTGACACCGGGCAGGGACATGGAAATCTGCTTGTTGCTCGCGCCCAGGACAGCCAGCGCGGTGAACTGCGCTGACACATCACCGATCGCTACAGCCGCAGCTGGGATACCCCCGACACTCGTCTCCATCGCCCCATCTCCCTGTCACATGTTAGACAGCACGTCCTCGCATAATCGCCGGCGCAGTCGCCGCCTGGGTGTAGGTCGTCAAGCTCGTGCTGAACACGTAGACGACGCCGGTCGAGTGCCGGTCGGGGACCGTGAACTCGCCGATGGAGCCGGTCGCACCGGCCGCGATCGAGACGAAGCTGACCGGGGTGATCGCGGCGCCGGTGGCCGGCGCGGCTGCCAGGTTGAGCGCGATCAGGAAGCCCGCCGTGGTGCCGGCGACCGCCGTGCCGCCGTAGTGGTTGCCGGCTGCTGCCTTGACCACCAGGGAGTGGACGTTGGCCGCGCCGACGACGGGGGTGATCGCCGCGCCCGACGCGGTGCTGGGTCCAAGCGGCCAGGTGCCATCCGACGACGGAGCTAC